GAGAGAATTTCAAGCAACAAATATAAGTCAACACGCTGATATGGCTATGAAAATAGCAGGATTAGAAAAGTGGAGATGGATGCTGATTGGTGCAGGTTGTGTTCTTGGTGGCTTAGGCTACTCAGGTTTCGAGGCTTTCATGGTCCATTAACAAACAGTAAAACGTTTAAGAAAGGGACCTAGTCCCTTTCTTTTTGCTTGTGATTCCAGTTTTCAGAGAATAAACAGAACCGTTCTTGACCATCAGATGTTTTATATACAAATTGCATTGCTAACATGAGTATAATCTTACCTTCATTTGTTCTATTAAACGATGGTTCTCTGTGTATGATGTAATCACCAACTTCAGGTTTGTTTTTATTCTTTTTTTGTTTGCTCTTCATAAGTTAGTTAACAACTTCATTTTTTCTACAACAGAATCGATGTTAATCGTAGAGAATAATCCAGGATGTAATGGCTTAGGATAATTATTGTTTCCTACCCAAGCATATCCGGAATGTTCATGGTTTAACATAGGCACAAATTCTTCTTCTATTGTACAATGAAAGGTGTGATACGCAAAGGTATTGTTTACGAATTTTTGAATTGGTACTAATTTTAAATCATCAGACCAAAATTGAATTTCTTCGTTACATTCTCTTTTTAATCCGTCTAGTAAAGTTTCATTCTTTTCAATCTTACCACCTGGAATAGACCAAGTAGGATTCTTATTCTCGTTTCGTAAGAGATAAAGATATCGTTGAGTAGATTTGCTGTAGAAAAAGATACCAGCAGATTGATTAATAATGATCATACAGTTATTTATTAGACAAGCAACTGCCCTTTAAATAACTATACTGTAATCTCCTTCGCCATAGTAACCTTCGTATGACTTCATCCATTGTCCTTCTTGGGCTGGTTGATCAGGATCAGCTGGAGTAGCAGACCATCTATATTGAATCTGTGTTGTCAAGTTAGTTGCGTATTCAACTTTATCTTCGTTCATACTTGCATCAAATGCGACAAACCATTTTGAAATATCAGGATTAAATTGTAAGATATCATTTGCGTTAGCAGTAACTACGCTGTAAACTGTACCTGTACCAGAAGGCTGAACTGTGTTCATTGTGAAGATTGTCCCTACATTGCTATCTACTGCACTGTACTGTACAAAGTTCGTATCACCAGTACTCGCAATCATGTACTTTTGACCAGAAATCATTTTACTAGCAACGATTGATTCAGGCAACACTGATTGGCCTGTTTGACTTCCTATAATTGTTCCCCATGATGCCGATTCAGACCCTACATTATCTACAAGCAAGTATCTAATATTAGCAGTTGCTCCAGGTAGTCCGGCATTCGGTCCAGTAATCTGAGGATTAACTACACCAGTAACTGGGTCTAATGTGTTGGCTGGTAAAGTATCTGGGTCAACACTAAAAATAAGATAACGATCATCTAATGGATTAACTACGATTGTTCCTACAATTTCAGTATCCATATAAGGATTCTCTAGCGTCAATTGACTTATTCCAGGTTGATATGCTCCGTACATGTTTAACAATGATGTCCAATACAAATCAGTATCAGGATTTACTGGAAGAGTTAAATCTGTGTTAGGTGTATCTGCTGTTGTTGCATCTTGTGGTAACAATTGTATTGAATTACCTATATATAATAATTGATAACCATATGGTGAAAGTTTCTGTCTAGTGCCTAATAATAAATTATCATCTTGCATATCTTCAAGTGTTTTTCCTTCGAAGATAGAAGTAATAACTTTATGAATGGCTCCATATTTTTTAAGTTTAGCCGATGTGGTCAACCATATAGGTAAATAGAATTTCCAACTCATCACATCAATAGGATTCCCTGTACCCATAGGGATTGAACGAGACGAGAATGTTAATCCATCCTGATACACAACTGTTAACGAAGTCCAATCAACAAAGTTATCAGTACTTTGAATTTCTAAACTTGGATTGAACAATGTTCCTAATTGTTCGATCAATTCTAATTTTTGATTGTAGTTCGTTGTCCAAAGGTCTACTTGTATTCTTAGTGTATATGGTACAGGCATTAACTTCTCAACCGTGAAGGCCTGCCCCTGAGTCGTCTTGTAAGACTCGGTAGCACTATCGTAGTCTCTTTGTCGTACATTTTGTTTCTCAACGTAGAAGGGCTCCTGTGTGCGTCTCTGATCGTATTCTAAGCCATTGATGAAATATGTCATCATTGGAGCAGAAGGAAGATTGCTGGCAGAGTTATTTGCGATAATATTAGCCGCTTGTCTACTTGCGTCACCGTATTGAACAGGTACACGAACTAAGATAGGATTACCGTTTGGATCTTTTCCTTTAGTTACATACCAGTTACTAAAAATTTTAGAAAACTGTAGAAGAAATCTTCTTATTTGGTTATCGTAAAAATATTGTGCCATTAGTTTTTAAGTCCCGTCACTTGGTGGGTTTGGATCTGGTGCTATGTCTAAGATACCAGAGATTCCTTGAGCAGATGATACATTTGCTCCATCTTGTTGAACATAAATCGTATCTTCATTATTAATAAATCCAGATTGTAATGATTCATCAGTCGATGTAAAGCCTGTTGTTGTTCTTACATCTTCACTCACTCTTAGCCAAAGCGTACCTGACCAACGATATAAAACATTAGGTGAGTAATCAATTCTTAAGAAGTAATCTCCAACTTGAGGCCCTGAAGGGAATGATATACCTGCACCTGCTGGTAAACCATTTGGTGGAGTACCATCACCACTTAAGTAACCTGTTGTGTAACCAAAGTCTCTTGGAGTTGAACGAGCAATGTATTGAAAACGAGGATCACAATCAGCACGATAGTCCATTGTATTCGGACCATATGGTTCAGTACCTGTGAAGCCAGGTGCTACTGGATCTTGGTCTGCTGTTGCGTAAGTATTGTCAGCAGTACCATATGGACCAGTTACTGGACCAGTAATTTGTACTGATAAAACTTTTGTTCCTTCTAGTGCGCCTGAACCTGATCCTGTAGGAGACATTTCTGGACTTTCAGTTATGACTGATAGATTCGCTTGTACAAATTTTTCAATCATTGATTCAAGGTCAATGTCTTTATCTTTAATGTTAGATTGTATTACTGCTAAGACTTCTTTAGGTATCCTAATACCTGTTGATGCGTATCTATATTTGTCATTACGCATTGTAATGACTTGTCCAGTTCCACTTAGTGGAGAGTTACCTGGCATCCATGAACGAACATCTGTCGGCGGTGCTGGTTGATTATACTTATTAGATAGAACACCATTAGATTCGTAATCCCCATAACCTGGTACTACATAAAGTTTAGACCTATCATAGCCTGCTTTAGGAACAATGCGTTCTGCTTCTTTTAGGTTAGCATCATTGATACGAATATTTTCGTTGTATCGACCTAGTACATCTTTTAATGTATCAGTTGTGTCTAGTACCCAATACAGATCAGGTGAGGTTGCGTTTGGCTTAGTACCTACTGGCACTTCTTGTAATGTTTTATAATTCTTATCACCAAATGAGACAACATACCCTGCTGGGTATGATTTATTCTTATCCCAGTCACCTAGATAATTATCTATGTCAGTTGGTTGTTCTAATATATCTGAAAATTCTTGGCTGTCTACTAGCATCTCACATTTAATACGCCAGAGATGAGGATACCAATCTGAAGCAAACCCGTCAGCCGAGTAATTAGCGTCTGTTACTTGGTAGAATCTTTTTAATGCTACAGGGAAAGTTTCTTTAAGAGGATTATAATCAAGTAAGTGAGGTAATTCAATAACATCTCCTACCATCATCTTTCTTCCAAGAATATCAATCATGTCATTGTAATGAACTGTTACAAAAATAACGTCATTACTTAAGAATAAGCCAAACTGACTTAGATCAAAGTCTAAGTTTTGTACATTGTAATGTCCACGTAATCGATAGATATCTTTGGCATACTTTCTATCTCTGTTCTCTAAGAAGAGCAAGTCTTGTATGTTTGTTGGTTTTAGTTTATCGTATTGAGGTTGAGTATAATCAATAGATGCGCCTTGATCTTCTGGTCCTAAGTATTTGTGGATGTACAAATCGGTACCGCCAACTGTCAGTTGTTCAGAAATATTTCTGTCAAAAAAACGATAGTCGTTTTGTTTTTCGGGACGATATAATGATAGTCTTGGCATAGTTATATTTATCGTATAGGATTAATTGGGCAAATAAAAACTTGCTTTTGGAATTAAAATGCTATATACTCTTACACAAGTATCAACTACATAACAAATAAGGGACAAAATGGCTAAGAGAAAACAAAAAACAGTTTACTTTACTCCTGAACCCAATTGGGAAAAATTCAAAAATATCGTTGATCCGATAGAGCAGTCTAAAGCATACCAAGACTGTCAGTACTTTATTCGTACCGAGATCAATGATAAAAAACGTATTTCTATTACAAGAAAATGGATTAAGGAAGAATCAAATTGGACAGCAGAAGACATAGAAGTCATTCTAAGAAATCCAGACTGGACTTTTGGTCCATCTTCAAGTGCATTCTATTTCAAAACAAAAGTAGGGTATGTACCTCAAGCCAACAAAGACCATGTTGAGAAACATAAGCCAGATTGGTTAGAAGCAGGTAACAAAATTCTAAAAGAAAAAGAAGAAAAAGTTAAAGAAAAACCGAATCGTCCTTCTATACAAGAAATAATGCGAGAAAAATTATTAGAAGCTGGTGGAGAAATTGATGGGCTTATAGATGAGTTCTTTGAAGATGAAGTAACGATAGATGATAAGTTTAAAGGCAGAGTCTTGCAAATTTTAAACAAGTACAATCCATTAGCAAATCATATTCCTCAATTGACAGACAGTTATGAGAAAGAACAGAAAGAATTTATTGAAACACTAGCAGGCGAAGATGAACAGTTAGTTGAAGCATACAGTCATTTTAGTAAAAAGAAACTTAAGGCAACTATTGCTCTTTATGATACTATCAATGGTTTATTAAATTCTTATGCTACTCTGAAGATTCAATCTAGGGCTAAACGTAAAACTAAGCCAATCTCTCCTGAGAAGGCAACGCAAAAGTTAAAGTATCAAAAAAGTTTTGAATGCGAAACAACTAAACTAAAGTTAGAAAGTGTTCGCCCTACAGAACTTCATCACTCAAAAGAAGCATGGGTGTACGATACAGCAAAACGTAAACTACATCACTACATCGCAGATGATTTAGGTGGAGAGATGTTTGTTAAGGGTAATACATTATTAGGATTTGACAAGGCAAAAAGTCAAATCAAAACATTACGTAAGCCACATGAGCAGATTAAAGAGATTATGGGAAGCAAGCCTGCCGCAAGAACTTACTTTGACAAGATCAAAGCAGTAGGTATCAAGCCAACTGGTCGTTTCAATGATGCTCTTGTTATCTTAAAGGCATTCTAAAGAAGATAAATACTCGTAACAGGAATTTATTATATGGCCGCAAACGAATTATCAGTACCCAACAATCAGAACCTTGAGCAATTGAAAGAGTCAATGTTCGATAGCATTCGCTATAGGCTGGGCGATGGGATTGTGGACCTTGAATTAGATCCAGAGCATTATGAAGCCGCATATAAGTACGCAGTCAAAACATATAGGCAACGAGCAGAGAACTCAGTACAAGAATCTTATACGCTGTTGACAGTACACAAAGACCAAGACACTTATACATTACCAAATGAGTTTATTAACGTAAGACAAGTCTTCAGAAGAACAATCGGACTTGAAACCGGTCCAGGGGCATCGTCATTTGATCCATTCTCAAGTGCGATTCTAAACACTTACTTGTTGAACTACAACTATGCTGGTGGTCTAGCAACATATGACTTCTATGCAGGCTATGTAGAACTTGCCGCTAGAATGTTTGGTGGCTTTGTTATCTACACATTTGATCCTGTTACTAAAACAATTAGATTTGTTAGAGACTTCAAAGGCTCTGGTGAACAAATTCTTATCTGGGCAGATGTAACACGTCCAGAAACTTCGCTATTACAAGATCCGGGTATTGCACCTTGGATGGAAGACTTCACACTAGCAACAGTAACTATTGCTATTGGACAAGCACGTGAGAAATTTTCAACTATTCAGGGACCAGGTGGTGGTACTGCTCTAAACGGAGCGGCTATGAAATCAGAAGGTATGGCAGGACAAGAGAAATGTCTTAAAGACCTCAGAGACTATGTTGATTACTCACAACCTCTTACTTGGATTCAGGGTTAATTACTCCCAAAACTGCTTGACTTTCGTCATCAACTACTCTATAATAGACTTCTAACTAGAGGATTATCCATATGATTATAGGCATTACAGGCTTAATTAGCAGTGGCAAAGATACTGCCGCAGACTATCTTATCAGATTTCATGGCTTTAAGAAACTCAGTTATGCTGGAACTCTTAAAGATTGCGTAGCATCTATCTTTGGCTGGGATAGAGAAATGCTAGAAGGCACGACTCAAAGCAGTAGAGAATGGAGAGAAAAAATTGATCCATGGTGGGCAAAACGATTAGACATGCCGCATCTAACTCCTCGTTGGGTCTTACAGTATTGGGGAACTGAAGTAGGTAGACGTACTTTTCATAACGACATCTGGGTAGCATCAATTGAGAATCAACTACGACAAATCACAGACAATGTTGTGATAACTGATTGTCGATTTAAAAATGAAGTTGACGCAATCAAAAATGCAGGTGGAACAACACTCAGAATTAAAAGAGGTGAGCAACCTAACTGGTTAATTGATGCTATCGATTACAATTACTATCAAAACCCACAAGCACTTGCACGGCTAGTTGATCAGAATGTACATGCGAGTGAATACAGCAGTGTAGGTTTAGAATACGATCATAAAGTTGATAACAACGGTACGATTGATGACTTGCATAAAAGCATGGAGTTAATAGTCAACGGTTAGGTCTCCACGTTTCCATATGACGTTTTTATGTTTGACAACTTCTACGCAATTCAAACATACCGTTCGTAAATTAATAAAATCTACATTTGTTAATTTACCATCAATATGATATACTGTCATTTGAGTAGGATATAGACTTTGAAAG